GACGAAGCTGGTTTGAATGCCGGCTGGATACTGAATCTGCGTCGCTTTGATGACGACGCGATCGCCGACACTCACCGATGGGTTGCTCGACACCGTGAACGTGTGGACGCCGCTCGCGAGCGTTGCGCCGGAAATCGTAACGAGCGGGTAAACCTGATCCGATCCAATGCCACGGAACGTGTAGGATATTTGCCGCGTCTCTGTGCGGCTGATCGGGATCATTGAATACTCGCGTTGGAACTGGACAATGCCGGCTCCAATGTGCTGCGTAGGCGTCTCGTCAACGAGGTAGTAAGGGCTTCCACCTATGAACTCCGACACCATGAAAAGCGGCGGCGTCCAACTGTCTTGCCGTTGAAAAAACGTTTGCCGAAAGGCGCGCGTCGTCACGTCGCCGGACGCGTAGAACGGCAGATAGAATTGCCGCGGTCCATTCGCGACAGGCACGGTGAAATTGCCATCGAATATGCGGCTCATTGGTTCAGTTGTTGGACAGCCTCGCGCATGGTTCGCACTTGCTGGTTCAAGTCTTGCAACTCGGAGTTCGACTGCGTCACGGCGTCTTCAAGAGCAGCCATTGGGCGTTGCTCTCCGGTCGTCAACTCTGACAAGTGCGAACGCATTTGACGCGCGGTTGCAAACGCGTCTTGAGAAGATTGAAACAATCCTAGTTCCGCGAGCCTGCGTCCCTCTTGCTCGTGCGCACGGGCGAGTTGCGCGCGCTGCGTCTGTCGAATCAAGTTGGTCAGGTTGATACCACTGCCGGCGTCTATCAATCGCTGAATCGCGGCGGCTTCCTGATGTCGGCCTGATCGGCGTAACGCTGCGACACGCGCGGCGCGGTTGCGGTTGATCGCGACATGCTCGCGGAGGTTTTGTGCAATGTTGCGGTCAGCGAGTCCGTCTAAATCCGTGCGTGATTGATCCTCCCGCGCGTCGGCTAGTCTGCGGCGCGCGTCGGCTTGTCGTTGCATTAAATCAACCTTTTGACGCTCCAGAGCGACTTGCTTTTCAGCTTCCTTGGTCGTCATCTCTGAAATTCTGCGCATTTCGTCAGCAGTGTTTTTGGCATCGACTTGCGCGTTGGCGATGTCGCGCGCTGCTTCAAATCCAATGCCTGTTGACATAGCTCCCATCAATGCATATCCGCGCTCTAGAACGTCGATAAACGATCCAAGTTTTTGAGCCACGAACCCCAACGCTTGAGTCCCAAATGCTTTGAGCTTGTTCGATAATCGATTGATCGCAACCAACGCTTTTTGCTCAGTAACGACGCCAAGCCGCTCCGCTTCTGCGACCATTTCACGCATTCCGTCAGATCCATTTTGGAGCAATGTGACAAGGGCCGCGCCCTCGGAATCAAACGCTTGGAACGCGAGTCTCAACCGCTCTTGTTGACTGTCTGCATTACTGACGGCGTCCGCGTAATCTGCAAGCACGTCGGTCGTGTCACGCATGTTTCCGTTTTCGTCGCGGAGTTGAATTCCAAGCTCTTCCATTGTTTTGGCGAGCACTCCCTGACCGCGCGCCGCTTCGCCAATGCGGCGGGTGAATCTCTGCAATGCCATGTTTGACGCGTTGACACTGACGCCGTTCTGCTGGGCAGCATGGTTCCACGCCTGCAAAAAATCGGTTGAAACTCCAAGCTTTCGCGATGTGTATATGAGTTTGTCGGCAAAGTCTGTTACCGATCGCCCGAGCGTCGCGAGTCCGAAGCCGATACCGAAAAACCCAAGGCTTGACTGCATCGCAGCCTTGAACTTACCCATGCCTGTCTTGGCTTTAGCCAAGCCGCGCATGAACGGCGTCACGTTGAGCCCTAGAACTGCTCTGGCGTGCTCTGTCATTGCGCCCCCCGTTCGTCAGGACGTCCCCAGAGCCGCGTGCGCAGCAGTCTCGCTGTCGCCGCAATCGCACGCTCTAGCCGCGTTGCCATGCGCTCCCGTTGCGTGTATCCGAGTCGCCAGTGATACGCGAGCCAGTCGTCGGTTGCGTATGGACAATCTGCGAGACGTCCACCGACACACCAGTCAGCCGCGCCCCAACGCTCGGCCTCCTCGGCAAGCTCTGCGCTTGGGATTTCGTCAATCAACATGGCCTCAGTTTCTCGCATTTTTGTTTTCCTTCTCCAGCCAGCGCGCGCGGACCTTGTCGGACGGATTGAAAAAGACTGCCTTACCATCGTGGCGGCGTCGGATCTCGCGCTCAAGCTGGAACGTAACACGCAACGGGAGTTCCAGAACAGTCTCGATTTCCCATCCGTATTCCGACGCGAGCAAGTCGCACTGCCGCGACACCCAAGATGTGTTATCAACCCGGAACACACTCCCGTCAGACTGCCCAGGCGCGTCCGCGAACTGCTCAAATACCCAAGCTTCCAAGCTCTCCGCAACGGCGTCGACGCCATGCCTGAAAAACGCCCACGCGCAGCGCAGTTGATGCGCTACGCGGGACGTGTTATCCGGCGATACAACCCATAAATACAACTCCAGCGTTTCCGCGTTCGGCTCGATCTCCGCGCCTAACTGCGACAGCAGCGCAGTATGGCGGACGGTCAGCGGTTCAACGCGGATACCGGCGACGAACTCAGGGACGCGGATAAACGCAGCCTCCCGCGTTCGCGCCTCGGCTTCGACCGCCTCACGATACCCCGGTATGCAGTCCGGGAGATTCATGGCTTAGTTGTATTTCTTACGGAACTCGATGTTGCACTTCTTCTCGCCGTCTTTCGTTTCGGGCTGGCTCACGCTCGAAACGATAAACGTCTCGCTGCCGATCGTCGCATCGAACGTCACAGCAAACTCCTCCCCGAGAACAGGCGCGTCGGTGCTGGCGATCATTTGGAGTTGCGCGGAGCCGGTCACAAAACCAGCAACCAAGACCTGTCCGGACGGCTCGCCGATTTCGTCGGTCTGCTCGATTACATTGGTAGGGCGTGAGACTTCGATGTTGTCGGCAACGAACGTGTCGCCCGTGCTCGCTGGAATTTGAACGGTTCGCGATCCATACTGAACGCTTCCGTCGTTGCTTACTGCTGCCATTTTGGTGCCTTTCGGTTTTGGGTTTTGATCGGTTTACGCTGCTGCCGGCCATGAGTCGTTGGCGATGTCCACGACGCCGGAAAATTGCATTGCTGATTGGTCAAGTAGATCGTCCTCCTGCAACTCAGGAGTGCTTTGCGAATGATGGATTTCCGCGACTTTGTGATACGTCAGCGCACCGTTGATGTTGCTCCCGTATTGCGCGATGACGTTGTGAATCTTGGATCTGTAGTCGCGGTGTGTCGTCACGTCGTCGTTGCGGTTCGTGACGACTCTCAACGCGAGCGAAAAATTGAATGACGCATCCCTCGCCAGTCCGTCGTTGTCCACGTAGAACCTGCCTGTCGCCTCGCCAAGCGACACCTGCACGTCAACGTATGGCGCGGTTTTAGTATCCGTCGCCCGCGCGGCGTAGTTGGTGACAGACTGCGCCGTAAGCAGAGTCGAAACCGCTGATTCAAGGGCGGTCTCGATCTGGTAGAGCGTTGGATAGTCTGGGGCTTGTGGCATGGCTATTATGTGCGGCGAGCGCGGGAACGAACCCGCATCCCGATTGCAATGTCTTTGGCGTAACCGGAATTGATTAGCCGGATCTTGCGCTTGATCGCGGAAAGCCTGATCCGCAAAACGTCACGCATGAATTGGTTGAGCTTCGACGCGCCGCGGGCCGAGTTTGTCATGATTGCGGTCACTGCATTTGTTCCGGCACCTCGGAGTTGCGACGTTCCGCGTGCGCCGGCCTCGTGACGCCGTGACACCCATTTTGGAACTTTCCCTTGAAACTGCCTGGCTGAAGGAATCCAACCCGCTTTCAATCGCCCAACGTTCTGCTGCTTGCGCTTGATGTATCGCGCGCGCACTCGCTCCGGAACGACGATTCGCTTATCCTCAATCCACCGCCCGCCGCCCGTAGTTCTCGCGCGGCTCTGAATTCTGCCGCGCCTGTCGCGTTGGCTGTTGTGGTATTCCTCAAGCCTGTCATCAGTCAATTGTGCTCGGTGCCATTCGATTGAGGGCTCTTCGGTGTCGCCCGTGAAAAGCTTGATGTTGTCGCCGCTGCCGCCGTTCTCGTTCATCGCGTGACGGATCAAGCTTTCCGGCGCGGCGGCAATGATCTTCTTTATGTCGCGCTCGACTGCTTTACGCCCTTGTCCCTGGGTTCGCGGCGGCGTGCGGCGCATGGACTGTTCGGCGAACAGGCGACTTTCAACTCTGACAATCGTGTCAGCATCCTTGCCGGCCGCGATTGCCAAATCAGCAAGCGTGCGGTTTAGCTCGGACGTATCCATTGAGTAGGTAAGGCTCATCGGTCATCCCTGATTCTTAACTCGATGTATGCCTTGTTCGGCGCGGCCATCGTCTTCCCGCTCGAAAATGTCACGCGAAAAAAGCCCTCATAGAGTCCCGGCGTCGTCGTGTCCGATGCGCCCCACGATGCGCGCACTGATCCGTTGGCCGCGTCCGTCAACGAGCACGAAACCACAGTGGCGTCTGCGTCAGAGTCGCTCTTGAGCCAGTAGCGGAACTGCACTGTTGATCCGGTCAAGTCAATCGCCGATCCGGCCGCGTCCTTAATGACAGCGTCAAGCACGGGCTCGCGGTCGCCCTCGCCAAGATAAATTGTTGTCGTTGCCATAGCGTTACGGGTTCACTTCTTCCGTCAATGCAACCGTTCGGAGCGTCTATGTCACTGTCACCAACGTTTCCGTGCTGGTCGCGGTTGCGATCGTTGACGCGCCACCTGTTGCTGTGGTCGGCGTGATCGTCAGTGTGATCGTTGAATCCGGAGGCGGTTCATCAACGTTCCAAGACACGGCCAGCGTATCAATCCCGCGATCTCGCACGCTCCACGACGCGTCAAGCGTATCGGTATCGCGGGCCATGACACTCCACGATGCAGCGACGGTGTCGGCGTCTCGGTCGCGCACGTCCCACGTCAACGATTGCGTGTCTGTTCCGCGCGCTCTGATGCTCCATGATGCGTCAAGCGTCTCAGTGTCGCGCGCACGCACGCTCCAGGATGCGGCTACAGTGCCGGTATCACGGGCGCGGACTGACCAGCTTACGGCGGCGGTGTCTGTTCCGCGGCTTCGCACTTCCCATGTGGCGGCTTGCGTGGCTGTCGCACGAGATCGCACGGACCACGACGCGGCTTGCGTAGCGACGTCCCGAACGCGAACTGACCATGATGCAGCCGCGGTATCCGTATCGCGCGCGCGGACGTCCCACGATGAGGCAACGGTCTTACTGACGCGGGACACGCCAGTTTCGGCGTATCCGTTGCCAATGTAGGTCTTTCCGATGTAGTTCGCGGCGATCATTAAATCGGTTGCGCGTCGGGGTCGTATTCGGTCCATCCGCCGACAACGCGGTCCGGACCAGTGATCGTGTAACGCTGCCGCATTCCGGTTGCGGTCCAGTCAAATTCAAACGCGCAGACAAATGTCTTTCCGCCTGGTCCGTCAGTGACTGATACCGAAGCGCAGGTATGCATCTGCGGGGGAAACGTGAAGTATTCCTCTCCCGTCTCAGTCTCATCCGTTGGATGCACCGAGACATTGTCTGGCGGAAGCGTACCACCGTCCGTAGGCACGGTTGTATGCGTAGGGAGTCGTTGCAGGTAACTTCCCTTGGTTTCCAGTCGCGCAGCTTGGGCTGCAAAAATGGCGTCTGCGTAGGCATTGACTACCGTGACTACCGCTGCTCGGGTTTCTTCTAGTGTTGTCATAGTGCTAGAATTGATCGTAAAACGGGTCGGAGGAGTCAGCTAGTGCTGTGATTTCGGCGTCGGAGAGGACGCGGGACCATAGTCCTGCCGCTTCTATCAAGCCATCCATCTCAGCACCCGCCGTAGTTGTCCCCGGTGAACTAAAAAACGACCCGAGGGCAAACGGAGGAGATGAAGAGGTATTTCTTGGCGAAGATGTGACGCTTGTGCTATCTGCGGTCCCCCCGTTGATTCTGATTGTTATCTCAGAATTGTTGCATGTTAAGCAAACATGATACCAGACACCAGCAGACACGGACCCGAAGTTGTTAGCTTGAACGAGATCCCAGCCACCCGAAGAATTGTAAAAAACATAAAAGTTGAACCGATCAAATCCGGATTCATAGTCTAACACCCACTCTCTAGTAGCGTTAGAGTTGTAAACATCTTTTGAAGCGATGATAGATTGTGCCCTTTTGGACTCAAGTTTCACCCAACAGGAAAACGTGAAATTTGCCGGACGTAATCCAGCATTGTCAGCGACCGTCAGATACTCATTATTCGTTACTTCAAAATCTGCCGCATTCGCATAGACCGTTCCCGTGCCTTGCCCCACGGTGTTATTGTCCGTCAGGTCATTCGATCCATGCGCGTCGTAGCGGGTGCCGCTCGACTCGTCGAGCTTCCAAAAACTGACAAGGTCCGTAGTTGAGACCACAGAGCCTTGAGTTTTGAAGAATGTTGCCGGAGTAATCAGCATCAGGAGAAGTTGAGGCTTGCCACCCCGTAGAGGTTTGTTCCATCACAAACGAACGTGATGATGTCGATGTCGCCGTTGCCCGTGGACAGTGTCGGCGCGGTGCCGCCTGCCCACTTAAAAACACTGTTCCATGTAATCGTGCGCGATCCGGTCGCATCCTGAATCACTTTCAAGACATACGTGCCAGGGTTCAGGTTCGTCGGCGCGGCCATAGTGCGGTTCCCGCCCAGCGTCACTGTCGCCAAAGATCCGTTATCACAGTTCCAGTTGATAGTCGCGCCATCAGTCAGGGTCTGATCTGTGATGTCCGGGTTCGTGTGCTCTTTGTTGGTGAGTGTCTGCGCGCCGTCTGTGGTCGCGAATTGATCCAGAAGCGCGGCGGTCACGCCCGCGTGAATCCGATCTCCCGTAACGATCGTGCGCGCGCTCGTGCTCTCCTGCTCGCGCGTGATGGTCAATGTGTCCGTGCTAACCGCCGTGACTCGCACTATCTCGGCATTGCTCGCGCTCGGGTCGGCGTCGCTGGGATAAACGACGGCGTTAAACGGTGCGGTTGGAAACAGCGTGCCGTCGCCAGACGCAACAACGAGCGACGTGCCGGTTGTTGCCGGACTAGGCGCGGTGGCAACCGTGCTGAATGCGAAATTTGATACTGCGTCTGCCATGATCGTTCAGTGTTACGCGGCAGTGTCCCAGGCAACGCCGAGGGTGAACCCATCCGCGTCAATCGCGGCGGTGTCGGCCGCTGTGCGGCGAATCCAGATCGCGCGGCATTCTCCGGCTGCAATGTCGCCGACGCTGATTCCACCGCCGTCCGTGGTCGGGCTGCTGAAGCTCTCGCCGCTCGGCGCGGTTGATTCGTCGGCAACCTCGTCGGCCTGCGCACTTGCGCTGCCAATCGCGCTGGCAGCGGTGCCGTCGACTGCGAGCGCGATGCTTGCGCCGCCCGCGGTTTCGCTGTCGATGTAGACGCTGACGGATTCCGCGGTCAGGCTGCCGTGGGCGTTGTGAATGAACACGCAGCGGTATTCTACGTCACTGGCCGCGTTTTCCGTTCCACTGATCGCGTCGAACAGATCATGAAGACTCGTTCCGACCTCGGTGGTGGAGATGTATTTTCCGAGCGATGCGTTTGGGTCGGCTTGGGCTGCGCTGTTGCCGGCCGATCCCGTTTTGATGCTCAGCTTAACTTTGATGTCCGATGCTGCAATGGCCATGTGTGAATCCTATCGTTTGAGGCGCAACGTCCATGTCTCGGCGTTGCGGTCGTGGTGTTTTTCGATCTCGTGAATGATCCAAGTTTCCGACTCAATCGTGATCTCTGCGTTCTCGGTCGGAGTCGCTTCACCCTCGGCGGCGAATTGGGAAACTTGGACGATGATCCGCTTGAGTTGTGAGTCGACATAACCGCCGCTCTCCATCTCCAGCATTCCCGGTTGCGGATCTTCCGCCGCTGTGTAGTCCAGTCCGGAGTAGGTAATCGTCAGCGGCATGTCGGCAATGACGTGTCCCAAGTCGGTGTTGAGTTGTGTTAAGTCAATTGCCATTTTCAAAAAGCGCAAAAAAGCCGCCGCCGGAGGGTGGCCCGGACGGCGGCTAGTGGGGGATGTGTGGGCGAGAGTCCTAAACGAGAGTGATCTTGCAAGCCTTGTCCCAGCGACCGATGCCGAGATTGTAGGCGCGGTTCGCGAGAATCAACGCCTGGTTGTTGAGCTTGTAGTATTCTGACTCCGGGCCGAGCACGTCGATCATCGGTTGCTCAAGCTCCACGAGCAGGAACGGCGCGACCGGGCCGTTGGCCTCAAAGAGGCAAATGGCGTCGGTGTCGGTGAACCGCGGCGAATAGACAGGCGTGATGTTCAACCCTTCGCTGGCGAGAGGGTTGGGTCCGGCTCCGTCCTGCTGGTTGATCGCGTTCGCACCAAAGGCGATGCGGCCCGCCGTCTCGTAGCGGCTCGGCAGAATCGCGACCATTTCGGAAAGGTCTTCGTTGATGACCTCGCCTTGATCGTCAACAAACGTCCGCATTTGCTCGACGCCCTGCATTACAGCGAAGATCAGTTCCGCGGGGCTCGGCTCGGCAACGGTGCCGTGCGTGGTGACGGGAAACGTGGAGATGTCCGCGTCAATGTTGTTGTCCATCGACTGATCGCCGGCCGCGTGCGAGTCCGAAAACAACGCCTCGCCATCGTAGCCGGTAGCGGTCACGGTTCCGTTGAGCACGTCGAACAAGTGCTTTCGCGGGTGATTGGCGACGCGCAGCGCGACTTGGTCGGCGAGGTTGCCGAGTTGAGCCTGTCCGGTTTTGTCGAGACGCAGGAGCCGGCGCGGCACGGGGATGGTCAACTCGTAGTCCTTGGACGTAACGTTGACGCTGTGCTCGCGAAAGCCCTTTTCGTTGCGCTCGCCGACCCATTCCGACATTGCCGGCACGGTGCCGAGCGACGCAATGGTTTCGGTGACGTTGTCCGCGTCGATCTGCGTAGTGATCGCGTCAATAAGCGCGGTCTGGGGCCGCTCCTCGATCGCTTGCAGAACGCGACCTTGGACGCCTTTGGCGGTTACCAGCGGATGCGTGTTGTTTGGAAAGTTTGCCATGATGTGCTGTGTGTTGAGTGCTTGTCGCTTGTGATCGGATTACGAGCTGACCGCGCCCGCGCTTGCCGCCGTAGCATCGAACCGGACCATGCAAGTGGTTCCGCTGACGTGGCGATGAATCACGCCGATCGCGGTATCACTGCCGCTGTCGGTGATGGAAAACGTGTTGCTGTCGGTCGCGTAGACGGTCGCGTTGGTCTTGTTGAGCGCGCCGCCAGTGACAGTCAGTTCCACGATGCCGCGGTAGCGCACGGCGCAGTTGATTGCGCCGGCCGCGCCGCTGGAGTTGTCGGCTTTCTCAAGCGCGAACCCGCGGAACGGGTCGCCGTCTTGGAGTTGCCGGACGTATCCGGAGGCGTCATCGCCGAGGCATGCGCCCTTGTAGATCGTGGCGGACGCGTCGACGGGCTTGCTCGTGTCGCGATGCTCGCCGACTGCGTAGGTTCGTTCGGTGTTTGCGGAAAGTTGGGCCATTTTTCAGGGTGTGTTGAGGTGGCGTTTCGGGGAGTGAATCAGTCAGCCTTGAACGGATCGACGCGACCGGCGTCGGCCTGCCGCATGTAGGCAGCGAATGCGCCGGCGGTCGGGAACTCGGCCTGCGCGGCGTCGGAAAGCGGATACGCGGCGACGTAGTCTTTCGCCTCCAACGCTTCGGCAAGCTTGTTCTCGCTGTTCGCGCCGGGCTGTTCGGTGGCGTCGTTGGTTTTGGCGTCAGGGCCAGCGGCGTCCGTGCTCGGATTGGCTCCGGCTGCGGTCAGTGCCTTTCCGGCGACGGTCGACGCTGCGGCTTCCGCAACGGCGGCGACACTGTCCGAGTCGGCGACCAGTGCGGCGAGCTTGTCGGCCTTTTCCTTGGCGTCGGTGTCGAACTTCTCGGCGGCGGCGGCGTAGTCCTTCGCGGCGGCTTCGAATTTCTCAACGGCGGCGTTGAACGTTTCGACGGACGCCTCACACGCTTTACGCGCTTCGTCGGCGGCGTCAACAGTGGCGCGGAACGAGTCGGCGGCAAGCTTCGGGTCTTTGGGATTCCCGAGAGCGGCGAGGGTTTCAGCGGAGAGTTTGATTGTCATTTTGCGGGAGTGGGTTTGCGTTGCGGAAAATTAGCGGATACCGACCTCGACGGGAGCGGTTGAGCCTTTGCCGACCATGCCGGCTCCGATCTCAACAGGGCCGCGATTCGCGGAGCGTTGAACGCCGACAGCGGCGCGGGTTGGAGAGGTATCAGACTCGCCGGTTTTCGCCGGCTGGCTGGGTTGAGATTTCGCTTTGTTGGCCATTCCGTTTTGGCTTTGTAATGCTGCTTGTTTCATGCTGTTTATTGATCGTCAAGCCCTTTTGAAAACTTTTTTCAGGGGCATTTTTCGGCGAATACCGCTACAAAACGGCATAGTCGCTTTCGCTCTGATAGAGCATTTCAAGCGCACCGTCGTCGTCGAATTCTTCGTCTCCATACGTGTCGATGACGCCTTGCAAACCACCAATCTGATCGGCGATCCCTGCGTCAACTGCGTCCTGCCCGATCCACATTTGCCCCGTCGCGACCGAGTCCACGTCAAGCCTTGGTCGCCCGCGCTCGATCGCGTTGCGGAACTGCTCAAAAAACGTCCGGACGCTGGCGGCGATGTCTTCCAACTGCGCAAGCGACATGGAGCCTTGCGCAATGGTTTTGAGTTCCGCTGATTTGACCGTGTGCAACTCCAGCGGTTGATACGTCATCCGGCAGAGCGTGCCGATGCTGCCGATCATGCCGCTTGGGTCGATGTGGATGCTGTTGCACTGCGAGGCGATGTAGTAGGCCGCTGACGCGCAGAACGGATTCACGACGGCGATAATGGGCGGCGTTGATGCCATGCTCGCCAAATCATTGATGCGGGCCGCGATCTCCTCCAATCCGAGGCAGTTACCGCCGGGGCTGTCGATCTCAAGGGCGATTGCGGCAGGCTCCGCGGCGAGCGCGTCGGACAGCATTCGGTCCAGTTGCTCGTAGCTGGTCAGGTCGGAAACGTTGTCCATCCACGATGCGCGCGGCGTCAGGACGCCAAAAACAGGAATCACGGCGACTCCTTGAATCATTGCGATCCGGCGCGCGAACTCGCTCTGCTCTTTGCCGCCAGGGAACGCGGTCATTCCTTTCACGGTGCGCGATGTGCCGGCGACGTCAAACGAGTCGTCCAGCGACTTGAAATCCGGATGCACTGCGCCAGAGCCCGCCTGTTTCGCGTGCTCGAAAATGCCGCAGATGCGGTCCATGTATTCATCGGTGATCGCCCACGGCTTGTTGTAGATTTGCGCCCCGATGCGGTGCAGGTCGCGCGGCGTTGGTTGGTTCGTGCTCATGGGGTCAATCCTCTGTCATCACTTCGACTTGCTCGGGTTGCTCGTTGGGCGTCAGCATCCGGACCTCTCGCGACTCGACGCCGTGCCGCGCTGCTGCCTCGTCGATCAGCTTCGCCGCGCGCGCCTTTTGTTCGACGACGTCCTCAAAATCGGTATCGAGCCATGATTCGCAAAAATCAAACTCGTCCATGACGCCGTATTTCATCAGGTTTTCGGCAACCTTCATGTCGCGGCCGAAGTCGATTGACTGCTTGCGCGGCTTGCGTGCGCCGATCGCCCACCATCGCGGGTGATCCGGCAAAAGTCCTGCGTCGATCTTGGCGCGAATGAAGCGCGCGCCGATCGGTCGATACCACGAGCGCACAAGGAGACGGTGAAGCTTGATGAATTTCCGGTCTGCCTCTTCCATGTCGGCCCGCACTGCTGGACCCGTGCCGACCATGCGCCACACGACGGAGAACGGGAGCCCGCAACCGCGCGCAATGTGCGCAACGGTCATTTCCATCAGGTTGAGCCATCCATCAGAAGGGACATCCGCCTTGAGTGCGGTCACGTCCTCGCCGGGAAAAACGTATCGGATCAACTGGTCGCCGACTTCCTCGACGTTGGTTTCCTCGTTGCCGAGGTGATCCGTTCGCGTGTCTAGCCGAGGGTGCCCGCCGCCCTCCGAAACTTGCAATCCACCGCTCGCGGTCTTGTTGATGATCGCGTGACGGGAATGAACCTTTGCCGTCAAAACCTGCGCGGCCGTCGTCTCCTGCCAGTCGCGAATCGCGTCGAGCACGGCGTGCAGTTTGGTCAATCCGCGATACGCATCGACGCGCCGGCCAGTGTCCTTGATGTGCGCGATCTCAGAGCGGGGGATGATGCGCGCATTTTCGAACTGCCCCCAGCGTGCGCGGTCGCGGAGCTGGTATCCGGTCACGCGGCCGGCGGCGTCCAGCACGCATCCGCCAACCATGTTGCCCATATCAACGCCGTGATCGCCCGTGCGGCTTGAGCCGATGCGGTCTGCCTCGATCAAGTTGACGCCGTAGCCGATCGGGCGACCTGCCGACGACATTTGCAACCGATGCTGCCCAAAAATGTCGCCTTCCAAGAAAAGCCCCTGAGTGACAACCAGTTGTGTTAGTTGAGCAAATCCATGCTCCCCGCGATAGTCGATGCTGTCTTGCTCTTCAACAAATGCGTCCCTGTAGCGTCGGTCAATGTCCGGATCTCCGGTATTCCAACGCAATTCACAACGTCCAACGACGCCCTCCGCATATTTGTCCGCGATGGCGCCCACAAGCCCGACGTTGGCCTCAAGGTCGCGCGCTTCGCTAATAAGGCTTTCCCTGTCTCCAAGATCAAGTGACTTGTCGCGCGACTCAAGCCGGCGCGCTGGACGCTGGCGCAAGCGGTTGCGCACTGCGCCGCTGTAGGGGCGTCCGGTCGTCGCGGCCACGACTCCGCGGCCTGCGGCTTTGATCGCTCGCCCGAGGATTCCGGCCCGCTCGCGGAGCGTGTATCTTGCTGTGACTTCGCGGGGCATGGTTATTCGGGGTCAGCGGAGCAATTGGCGTAGGTGCGCGTTACTTTGGTGCCTTGGGCAACCTGTAGCGCGTGGCTGATCTCGGCGAGCGTGGCGCGGATCTGGGCCAAGCTCGCGCGGTTGTGACTGCGTCCCGCGATGCTGTAGCTTTGGCCCGCGGTCAATGCTGCGTTCAGCTCCGCGATGGCGTTGGTGCGCATCGTGGTCAGCGTGTCCGCGTCCAATCCTACAAGTTCGCCTGTGATAGCCATTTGCTCATATGCTTGGCCACATCATTCCTGTTTTGGCAAGTTATTTGTGGAGAGGAGTTCCGCGCGCGCGTGCTCCATTTCGAAGGCGAGACTGTAGGCCGTGCGGGCCGTTGTCTTCCAATCGAGAATGTCTTCGGTGTCGTCGCGCATGATCTGCACCATTGCAGCGCGGGCGTTTTGGTCGATTCGGTTTGTTTGTTCTGTGCTCATGGTTTTCGTTTTTTTTGTTCAGCTAAATCCCCAAAACTCAACGCAGAAATCAACGTCTTTTCCTGGCTCGTAAATTAAGCATGACGTGTTCCGTTTCACGCATCTCACGCACAAAGAACGCGCTGGCCTCCATGCCTGCGGCTCTCCATACATACCAAACCAAACCCAACCTCCTCCGTGACGTTTTGTCCAATACGCCTCAACTTCAGCTTCCCATCTCGCTTTGCCTGCATCTGATTTTTCGTATGCCCTGTTTGGATGGTGCATCAGCAATTTCACGGGGCGTCCATCTTTTGGCGCGGATGCCATTTCGTTCCAGTCGGCGTTTCTTGAGGAACACGAGGACGCACCCAACCCAGTCCGGCGCGTGTCCTCAGACACGACGTTGGCCGACTGACTCGCATTTCCGGTTTTACGGTCGTTGTTTGTCATAACTGGGCGGGTGGTCCAAATCGTTATCGTATCAGGTCCCAGATACCGCCAATGTCCAGCGCGGCCATCTGCATTTGTTCGGTGTCGGGTATGTCGTGCCGTCCTTTTTCCTTCCACTCGTATCCGGTTATTTGTCCGGCAGCGTCGACCGTCGGCACGCGCGTCACGTTCTGCATCTGCGCGAAATACTCGTCCGGCGCGTTCGCCGCGACAGTCCACCAATGCGGCGGCAGCTTTTCCGGCGTCGCTGCCTCTTTGACCTCGCCGGCGCGGGCGCGAATGTTTGAAACAAACAGCGATTCGCGGTAGTGCGACTTGGAGAACGAGTAAACAAGGATCTCGCGACCATCGCCCGTGCGCTCCACGTCCTGCTTCCAGTGCTGCCGCATGCGCACGCTCTGGTTTGTAACCTGGAAGTTTGCCGCCTTGTGTCCGCGCACTGGGTTCCATCCGTTCCAGATCGGCGCGTGCCTGCTGCCGGCCCATGATCCGTGATCGCGGCAGGCGCGTTTGACCTCATCAGGCTTGTAAGCGCAGTCGATGAAAACCCAAGCGTTGGCGACTTTGCGCGATTCTTGGAACAAGCGTAGCTCTTGGAATCCTAGCAGGTTGCCGACATCCACAAGGCGAGACTCTATGGAGCGGGTTTCCGTGTCGACGATGACTTGGCGAAGGCAATAGACAATAAATCCCTGCTGGTTGTCGACGGTGATAATGCGAGCTTCGCGGAGGTGATCGGCTCGGCTCTGGTCGATGATTCGGAACTCGCCAATCGAGTGCGTTCCGACGCAGGCGTCAAGGTCGCCCTTCTCGATCTTTTCCCCGCCAGGCGGCTCCCATGATTCGCCAAGCGTTTCCGTGACGAACACGCGCAACGGCGCAAGATCGCCCTGCTTTTGAGCTACGCGGGCCTTCAGGAACTTCTTGACGATCTCAGGCCACGCGCATTCCGGCCACGGCATGTAAGCCTCCCACCAATGGCATGAGATTTGATCGGATGGCGCAAGCGGGTTTGTTTGAATCGGCCGCAGCGTCGAGTAGAGTCGGAACTTTTCATGATCCGCGAACCGATGCCGGCACGCTGGATTCTCGCACTCATACCGGACTGTTTTAGCTAACTCCTCCCAATCCCACGCGTTCTCTCCGGGTTTCGTCCGCTCGTTGGTTTCCCAGACAAACCCGCCACACTCGCGCGGTTTCGGGTGCAGCGTCGTCGCGTCGCGGCCGAATCGGAACGTTTGAGCGTGCCCGCACTCGGGGCAATCCCAAAACCAGAGATGTTGTGACCCCTCACGAAAGCTCAAATCGAGTTCGCAGTTCAGATCGCCGGCCGTTGAGAACCCGAAAAACTGCCAGTTGCGAATCGATTTGAAGCGGTTGCGGATCTGCGTTGCGGCTCCGGGCGGGTATTTCCGCCACTCATCAAGAAACACGGTGCCGACGCTGATTGACTCGCGGGCCGATGATGTGACCGCGCTCAGGATGTGCAGATCCATGTTCGCGAACTGCACAAGCTTGTTCGTGAGCCGGTCGCGGGAGTGCGGCACGAGGTGCGCGACCGCTGGACAGTTCTCAAAGTCGGCCTTGAACCTGGTCTTCCAGAATGACTTGGCTTTCTCCTGCGAATCGAGATACCAAGCGGAATGTCCGGGCCGGTTTCGAAGCTTCCAAATCGCGCAGAACTCCGCAGTTTTGGTTTTAGCGCACTGCGCAGCAACTTGGAGCGTTATCGATCGCTTGGAGCGGTCCTGGAATGAGTCGACGACAAAGCGCGACATGGGAACAAGGTCGAAGGAAACGGGGCCAGGGATGTCAGCGTCAGGGCCGAAGACTACGTTTTGCTCGATCCACTGCGAGGCGGGTATGTCCGGCTCCACCTTCCACGCGGCCGATACGATGTCGGACAGGATCATTTCCTCCGTAATCCGTCGTGCTTCGGCTTTGATGTCGATTTTGCCCATGATGGCCTTGTAACGTTAAACGCGTGTATTGACACTGTTCTCCACTATAGAGAAGCCCATCTCATTTAGCTCTTGTTCGACAAACTTAGCGATTGCCTCAACTGGCATTCCATCAAGCCATACGAATACTTTATCGCCTAGCGTGTAGGGAGCATCTGACGCATCGGCCTCGGCGCATCTCTCGATAGCTCGTTGCAGTGGAGAACAAGACGACGATCCCAAGCCCTTGGGCTTAGGTGGTGGCGGGGGCGGAGGGTTGAGCGGTTGCACTTCTCCTTTTGATTTCGGTTTCATAATTTGTCGGGCTGGGATGTCTCGTCGTTCGGCAAGAAAAATGAACTGATGATGCTCCACCAATCCCCATCGCCCGGCTCAACGCCATCCTTTCCCTCCTCATAACCTTTCGGCACTGCACCTTTCCACACAAACGCGATTGCTCCTTCATGCTCTTGCACGACAATGAGTGAGTCAAGAATGTGTGCTGGCATCTGATCCAGAACGTCCAAGACCCGTTCGTCGTGGTCCTCGTCCCATTGAACAATGACTCCCCGATAAATCGAGAAACCGCATTCGCTTTGGTTACAATGACTCGCCATATTTGGCATGTCACCTTGTAATATTGTTGTCGTTCTCATAATTCAAAATTGCACACGCAAAGCGGCAGACTTCAACCTCGCTCCGCTCGGCGAGTCACCTCGTCGTTGCCCATTACGCCTTGCTTCCCTTCGCCGCTTTCCTCTTTGGCTTCGCTTTCGTTTTCGCCTTCGCCTTCGCCTTCCGCTTCGGCGCAACCCGTCGCTTCTTCGCCGCCGGCTTCTTGATCGGCTCCGGCTCCTGCGCATCGCTCCATTGCGTCGACGCTAGTGTCTCCGCAACCGCCTTGCATTCGTTCTCGATCTGCTCCTGTAGCCAGTCGGCCTGCTCTTTGGTCAACCCGAGCTTGAGTTGCGCCCGCGGCGCGATCGATGCGCCCAGCAGCAGGAATCGCGACTTGGCAACCGAAACATGGCGCGTAATGACAGTTCGGATTGACTCCTCCGCAATCAACTTCTTGCGCGCCTCCTCCAGCGCAAGCTCTTTAATCATGCGTTCGGCTCGCGTCTTCTTGGCGCGCTCGACGTGGTAGTCGGGTGACTCTTGATCGTCGGTGCCGTTCTCCGCAATCCAATCAAGCAGTTCGTCGCACTGCACGTTGCCATTCGCGCGGAACGCTGCGCAACCGGCTTTCTGGGCCGCGTCGACGATGCCGTAGGTCAACTCGCAGCGGGCAGCCGCGGCTTGCTTGTTCGGCGCGAAGCCGAGCTTGGTTTTGGTCTGGTCGCTCATTTGATTGATTCGATACGCCGCCCGATCCAGCGCATGACGGGGACGGCCATTGAGTTTCCAAGCGCCTTGTATCGCGGTCCATCAGGGCAGGCGTCGGCGTCTTTGCCGCGCCAGGGGATCATGGTGTGGCCGTCAGGGAATCCTTGAAGACGTTCCGCTTCTGTTGGTGTCAGTCGTCGAACGGCGGTTTGGACAACCAAGGGAGCCGCGCGCGAGCGATCGGCCGATGTGGTAAGAGGCATTGATCTCTGAACACTCTTGAAATCCCCCGTCTTGTAATCGGAGGCCGAAAATGCAACCGCAACTTGCCCGCCTCCGTTCGCATGGCTCGCGTCGTGGTTCATGCTTCGGAGCGTGGGCGCAATCGCTCCCGCATCGGCTCCGTGGTCCTTACACGAAAACGCAACCGGCACCAGCGGCGTCCCGCGTCCGGTCCCGTCCTCGCTCGCGTCGAAGCCCTCGCCGCGCAGTGAGTGGGTGACGAGGTGCGATTCCCGACCGGCGTGATCGCCGCGGTAGTTGGCCGCACAAAGAGGCGCAGCGATCATGGTTTGCCCCTCGTCCATGGTCGTGTTCACACCCTTGTGCATTCGCGCCGTGAGCGGATTCGCTACATCCGGAATCAATCCTCCCGATTTGCCGGAGTCCGCTCGGTGACTTGCGTCAGCGCGCGCTCCAAGGCTGCCGGCAACTTCTTTCCCCGCTTCTCGGCGCGGCGCAGAATCCCCGCGCAGGCACGCGGGCTCAAATAGAACCGCTGCGGCACGTCGCCAGTCTCCAAGACATCCGACAACGAACACACGGCGGCGTCGCTGGGGAACTCCGAAGTGTTGAGCGTCAAGAACG